GGGAAACCCTCTCCCTTGTCCGGGAACTCTCTCATGAGTGTGCAGCTCTAGGCGGGCCACAGGCACAGGGGCTTAATGCCCTCGTGCAGTTAAATACAGTGGCTGCCTACCGCGAGGTCATCGAGCGTAAGCTTGATGTGCCCACGGTTGACGATGTAGCACAGATAAATGATTACCTGTACGGACGTCAGATTAAGGCCCTTGTTGAAAAACAAGGTTTCCTTGATCTTGGCTACGACCGGGAAAATGAAGCTGTGTTGAAGTTTATTGCTGCTGAGAAGCAATGCCGCGTAGTGAACGAAAGACTGTGGACGCAGCGTCCCAATTGGGACGTGGGCGGTGTATTGTATACCGCTCAACGTATAATCGCTGCTATCCTTGGCCCAGTACCTCCTTATGCGGATCTGCCATTCTTCTTTGGACCGGGCGCTTCGACCAACGTCGTTGGGCGTGTCGCTAGCTTCAGGACGAAGCTAGCAGCGCCGATGCAGTGTAGTCAGAGTCTTGTCAGTGGGCTGGGGGAATTCTTGAGTGAGTTCCCTCTTTGGTGCGACTGCGTCGCGTCCGATCATCTCAATGATGGTTGGAAGCTTGACGTAGAAGTACGGCCCGCTAGATTAGGCTTTGTGCCGAAGACATCTAGGACGGATCGGACCATCTGTGTAGAACCCTCTCTGAACGCCTTAGGGCAGAAGGGGATCGGTTCCTACATGAAGAAAAGGCTCGGTTTGTTTGGTGTCAACCTCCGTGATCAGCGTGTGAAACAGCGTTATGCATTGCTTGGGTCGATTGATGGCTCTTTAGCCACCATAGACTTAAGCAGTGCCTCTGACACTGTATCTTACGCTCTGGTTATGTCGTTACTTCCCAGCGGGTGGTTCGATTTATTGGACCTTTTCCGTTCGGAGTGCGTTGAGGTCCCGGGTGGTGTCATCGAGTTGGAGAAATTCAGCTCGATGGGCAACGCGTACACTTTTGAGCTCGAGAGCTTGATTTTTTATGCTCTAGCGCTCGCTGTGTGCGATTCCCTGGATCTTTGGGGTGAGCCAATCTTTGCTAGGTGCCCCGATGGGGTTACCCGTTTGCAGGTTTGCAAGTGGGATCTAGCAGTTTTCGGGGACGATATTATTGTCCCCGTTGGCGCTTATAAGCTCTTGGTGGAAACCCTAAACTGGTGTGGCTTCACCGTTAATGGTGATAAGTCATTCAGCACGGGTAACTTCCGGGAAAGCTGTGGCGCAGATTGGCTTTTCGGCTTTGACGTCAGACCTTGGTACCTCAGAGATGAGGTTTCCGAGAGGTCACTGTACATATCCCATAATTTCTTCATGAGGAAAGGTGAGCGATCCTTAGCAAGGATCTGCGAGTCTCGTACTATGAAGACCCATCGACTATACGGTCCTGATGGCTTTGGTGACGGTCATCTGATCGGCACTTTTGCTTTAAGGCCCGCAGCTGATGGTTGGGACGGTGGCTA